AGTAATCACCTGGACGGGATGCAATAGCATTCTCCCCACTTAGGAAGGTAAGACGATTACGGAAGAAGACAATCTTGTTGATGTAGGATTCAACAAAGGTAGGCTTAGGATTAGTTTCATCATCACCTGCTTCCCTGGGATCCCAGTCAATAGGTGTAACAACAAATGTACCATCACTTTGACGTACCATTTGGTGCGGCATACTATACCTGTTAAAGGTGACTTCAATACCTGGTTTTACTGTTTCAATCCAACTACCATGACCATCTACACCAGGAATCTGTGCTTCAAATACAGCCCAGTAGTCATCATAATCACTATCTGTATTAGCAACTTTAACAATATATCCATCCTTACATTGAGTAGGTAGTGTGGATACATTATTAGTTTCATCAGTTGTGATATTCATCAACTGAGTCTCAGGTGTAGTAATTGTAAATACCTTTGACGGGTGTGTAATATATACACCGTTACCAATGATCTCTACAGCATAACCAGTAGTCTCAGTTTCAAGTTCAGTCTTGATATCATTAAGGATGCTGGTAGCAGTAAGAGTGACACTACCGTCATTAGTAGTAACAGTAGGGAAGATGGGAATAGATGTACCGAGACCTTGTTCATAGTAGGTCTCAACCTCTTCTACAGTAATTTTGTAGGTTTGGCCTGCCATCTCACATTCTACGACATCACCAACAACCCAGTTCTCACCACCAAACTGTAAGATAGAAGTAGTTACATATTTACAAATGTAACCATTCTCTGGTTTATCTGGGTTCTTTAATTCAGGTGTACCTCTTGTCTCCAGTTGTACAACAAGGTTACCTTTATCTGCATCAACACCACCACCACTCTTAATGATATCATCACCAGTAAAGGTGAATGATTGGATATCAGTTAAGAGGCAAGTACCATCACTATCTTCCCATGTACCTTTGTTAACACTAACTTGGGTTACTCGGGTATAGGATACTTCAGTTACAGCTGTGCTAGCTGTATCTTCCCATACCGTCATAGCGTACTGCTTATTATACGCTACTTGTGATAGCTCAATATAAGCTTCAGATGCACGTACAGTAGAGGTATCAGAAGACATAGAAGTCTTCACAGTTCTGTTGGTAAAGAATGTGTAGTCATTCAAAGTAAGGATTTGAATGTCATCATCATTACCATGAACAAGATAAGGTAAATAGTAAACAGGTTCTGCTTCTACAATCTCTGTATTGGTAGCATCAACCGGAGGATCTTCTAAAACAACAGAATCAGCTTCAAGAGCTTGCTCGTATTCATTAGTATAAAGACCACAAGCAGCTGCAGCATATTCATACTGCTCTCTGTTATAAGTCCTAGTTGCTTCTAATGTACCAAGCTCAGCTTTGATAACATCTAACTCATCATAGAGATCATCTAACCCAGTAGTATCTGCGTCCCTGTAGACTTCATATTCGTAGATGTTAGCGTCATAGTACTGCTGACCAAAATCAAAGAAGTCTGCATCTCCAATAATAGCAGTAACATTTACTTCCTTTCTCTTTCCTCTGCGTACTTTATACCCTGCAGGAGGAGTTGGTCCTATTTCAATATCATCTCCAGCACTAGATTGTCCACCTGTTCTACCAGAAATAATACCTTCATATACTCTGAAAATATCACCACCGAGATCATCTACATTGTAGTAAGTATCTACATCATTGACTTGATCTTCAAGGAGATTAATCTCATTAAGTTTAATATCATACTCTGATTCTTTAGTAAGATATTCTGTCTCAGATGTAAGGTATGCTGTTACTGCTGTGTTAAATGCATTGATATCACACAACGGGTAAGCTGGTAGGCTATCAGAATCAACCTCTGGTGTTTCTGGATAACTAGTGCTATAAGGTGTCTCACTATAAGTAACAACCCTAGGCAGACCATCTAGTGCACCATATACTTCTACCGTACCATCCCTATTTACTTTTGCAATGTATTGCTCAGTAGGATCACGATAGATGTTAAACCACTTACCATCTTGGTGTGCAGCAAGCGGTTGTACAAGACGACCACCAGGACGTTTAATAACACCTTTAGTAATATCAGGGATAATATTAACAGCATCTCTCACAGTACCTACTGGTTTTAATTCATCAGGTTGTTGAGAGATACCACCAATAAACCCAGGGATCTTTTGAGTAATACTTGTCATAGTCTATTAAGAGCCATGTAAGGTTGATATGAACGATACGCAGTTTCAGAAGGTGTACCAAAGATTGTATAATCACCTTGGTTACATTCATATTCCATACATCCTGCTCTAGAGAATGCTTCCTGCATAGCAAGCATTTGCATCAACTCTTTATTACCAACAAGTTGAGTAGCTGCTCGCACAGAAGCACGATAAGTAATATAACGTTTGAAGACTTGAGGAAGATCAGAAAACTTAAACTTCCAAACAATATCTACTTCAACAGGATTTTCAAAAATATCAGTATGATTCTGTTTATCATACAGCCTGCCATTACGCTTAACAACATCCGTATCACGATAGATCTGTCCCTCAGAGATATCCATCTGGAGAACATTATCAGGGATTTGGATATAACCATTAGAATCAGGAATCAATTCGTAGTGATTCTCTGTATTAAATACCCAGCCCTCTGTCTGTACATCAGTGTTGCATTCCTGCAGTAGTTGATATACATAGGAAACCTCAGGGTTGTCAAACTCTAACTTTGTAATAGGTGCTTGACCAATGCTCCCCAGGATTGAGTTCACTGCGGAGAGTTCGGTCTCGGTGTTAAATTGACTAGGGAGCATTTTATTAAAGAATAAAAAAAGGGGACCCCGAAGGATCCCCAATAGAACATTAATCAGCTACGATCAATAGCAGGAGCATCACACTCAACACCCGAATATGCAAAACGCAGATTCTTGGTTTCAGAGTAGACAGTAGATGCAGTCACAGCAGAGCCATAACCACGTTGGGTTTTAGCTACCGACTTACGCACAGCGGTGTTGCCACCACTAATGCCACTGGTAGCACCGGAGACACCATTGTTACCGGCAGCAGTTGCAAGATTAGCCATTTGTTATCTCCATTAAATAGATCAAACAGCCTGCAGCTCAATAGCAGCAGCAGGGTTCAGAGTACCAGCACCCATGGCCAGACGACCCACGATCACATCACCTTGATACATGGTCTTGACATCAGCACCAGTGGTTTGGATCTGAGGACCAATAGCTTCCACAACAGCAGCAGCATCACGGTAGTAGATCAGACCGCAGTGAGCAGAGAAGTCACCGCTGTAGTCGTTGTTCTCACCATTCACACGGCTAACAGAACCAGCCATGAAGGGCAGGTTGTTAGAACGACGAATAGAGATACCAGCGATCTCATACAGGCCTTCACCACTGTTCAGGTTGCCTTGGCTGTTACCGTAGTCACGGTTCAGGATGTTAGTGTCAACCTGAGACACGAGAGCATAGTACTGACGAGGAGACAGCACAGCGGTACGACCTTGCTTAGGCAGGTTCTTCTCATCGAGAATAGCAGCAGCTTCGAAGAAGGCATCTACGATTGCCTGAGCATCGTACTCCTTACCAGCACCGAGGTTGATGATCGAACCACCGGGCTCAGGACCAGGAGCAGCAGTGATCGGATGAGCTTCACGAGCAGCCTTAGCAATGGTGCGGAAGATCTTCTTGTCATAAGCTTCAGCCAGAGCGTGGCCGATCTTTGCAGAGATCTCAGAACGCAGGCTGTAGTGTGCAAGAACTTCATCGAGATCGTACACAAAAGCAGAGGACACCAGAAGGTCATCCATCACGATGGTCTTCTCAGCCACCGGGGGATCACCACTACCCAGGATCGGAGTGCCAGGGGTGTGGTAATCAGCCGTCATACGGCCAGTGAAGATGAACTGAGCAGATTTGCCGTTACGCAGTTGACGGTTCTGCACAGTACCCTTTGCGATGCAAGCCGATTCATAGGCTTTGATCATCTCACCCGAAAAGATTTTCAGGTAGGTAGCGTACTTAGCGTCGTAAGCGGCGCCGCCTTGGGTAAGACCAAGGCCAGGGGTTTTGTTAATATTACCAGTTGCGGTAATGATAGTATTAGCCATTGTTAAAAGAAAAGTGTAGTGTTACAAACTTTTCTAATGCATTAGAAATAAATCAAAATTTTTTCGGTAAAATTTCTTAGGCTTTACCAAAGGCCTTCGGCAAAGGTTGTCCGCCGCAGCGGGCCAGTGCCAAATAGTGATGGAGGGCATTGCACCCTCCTTGCCGCTTAACGGTTCACAGTCTTAGTATACTTAACACCACGATAGGTGTAGGTGATTTGAATAGACATAATAAGTACCATGTAAGCTCATGCGCGTTCCAGCCTTGAGCAACCCGTCCCATAAGGGATGAACGTACTTAGTACTTATGCGTGCTTATTCATGATCTGGATTAGCTTCTGACTATATGCTGGGTCAGTTGCATAACCTTCTTGTTTCAAAAGACGAGCACACTCTTCACGAGTCTTAGCTCGATTAACTCCTTTATAACCATTGTAGTCTTTATACCACCGAGTTACAAGATAGTTAACACAATCAAAGGGAGTCTCAAAATCTTTGAAGGCTGCGTTAATAGTAACAGGACCATTACCGTAGTCCTCCCAAGTTGTCTTGACAGTACCTTTTCCTTTGATACCAAAGAAGTTATTCTTACCAGAAATAAATTTACCGAAGCCTGACTCAAGAGCCCACTGAGCAGCTACAACTTCAGGGAACTTAGCACCAGCAAGACGAGCTGCTTCATAAATGCCATCCCAGTTATTGCCGACTTTGGGTGATTGAGGGGCAGAACGCCACAGCTCAGCAAATCGATTGAGTACCATGATATCTACATGGTCTTGTAAGTATTCAAGTGCTTCCACTTGATGAGGAAGTTCCCGGTAATACTTAGCTACATCAGTGAGTTTAATCATTATTCAGCGTGCTTAAGTTCAAGAGCTTCACACTGTTCAGTACGAGCAGTGTAGAAAGCTGCATCAAAAGTAGTACTTGTATAGTACTCAGGATAAGCAGGGATAAACGGAGAAGAGAGGCCAGCTGCAGCAGCAGTGGCATCTTGAACATAGGTTACAGTAAGGTGTGCCATTGTTATCCAATAGAAGGGGATACCAGAGCCACAGGAGTGGTTTCAGCACTGGCTAGATCAAGGGGGAAGTTATGAGCATTACGCTCGTGCATTACTTCAAAGCCGAGGTTAGCGCGATTAAGAACATCAGCCCAAGTATTGATTACTTGTCCCTCAGACGAGAGAAGAGATTGGTTAAAGTTGAAACCATTAAGATTGAAAGCCATGGTCGAAACGCCCAAAGCAGCAAACCAAATACCAACAACAGGCCAAGCAGCAAGGAAGAAATGAAGACTACGGCTATTATTGAAAGATGCATATTGGAAGATCAAACGACCGAAGTAACCATGGGCTGCAACGATGTTGTATGTCTCTTCCTCTTGACCAAACTTGTAACCATAGTTTTGGGATACGTCTTCCGTAGTCTCCCGAACAAGCGAGGAGGTGACGAGACTTCCGTGCATA